TCGGTGGAGAACGTTATTTTTTCTGTAATGAGCAGAACGAAAAAGGTGAGCCGGTCACCTGGCAGGGGCGACAGTATCAGCCGTATCCCATTCAGGGGGGCGGTTTTGAACTGAATGGCAAAGGCACCAGTACGCGCCCCACGCTGACGGTTTCTAACCTGTACGGTATGGTCACCGGGATGGCGGAAGATATGCAGAGTCTGGTCGGCGGAACGGTGGTCCGGCGTAAGGTTTACGCCCGTTTTCTGGATGCGGTGAACTTCGTCAGCGGAAACAGCAACGCCGATCCGGAGCAGGAGGTGATCAGCCGCTGGCGCATCGAGCAGTGCAGCGAACTGAGCGCAGTCAGTGCCTCTTTTGTACTGGCCACGCCGACGGAAACGGATGGCGCTGTTTTTCCGGGACGTACCATGCTGGCCAACACCTGCACCTGGACCTATCGCGGTGATGAGTGCGGTTATAACGGTCCGGCTGTCGCGGATGAATATGACCAGCCGACGTCCGATATAACGAAGGATAAATGCAGCAAATGCCTGAGCGGCTGTAAGTTCCGCAATAACGTCGGCAACTTTGGCGGTTTCCTTTCCATTAACAAACTTTCGCAGTAATCCCATGACAGAGACAGAATCAGCGATTCTGGCGCACGCCCGGCGATGTGCGCCAGCGGAGTCGTGCGGCTTCGTGGTGAGAACGCCGGAGGGGGAAAGCTATTTTCCCTGCGTGAATATCTCCGGTGAGCCGGAGGCGTATTTCCGTATGTCGCCGGAGGACTGGCTGCAGGCAGAAATGCAGGGTGAGATTGTGGCGCTGGTCCACAGCCACCCCGGTGGTCTGCCCTGGCTGAGTGAGACTGACCGGCGGCTGCAGGTGCAGAGTGATTTGCCGTGGTGGCTGGTCTGCCGGGGGGCGATTCATAAGTTCCGCTGTGTGCCGCATCTCACCGGACGGCGCTTTGAGCACGGGGTGACGGACTGTTACACGCTGTTCCGGGATGCTTATCATCTGGCGGGGATTGAGATGCCGGATTTTCATCGCGAGGATGACTGGTGGCGTCACGGTCAGAATCTCTATCTGGATAATCTGGAGGCCACAGGGCTGTATCAGGTGCCGTTGTCATCAGCACAACCGGGCGATGTGCTGCTGTGCTGTTTTGGTTCATCGGTGCCGAATCATGCCGCCATTTACTGTGGTGATGGCGAGCTGCTGCACCATATTCCTGAACAACTGAGTAAACGAGAGAGGTATACCGACAAATGGCAGCGACGCACACACTCCCTCTGGCGTCACCGGGCATGGCACGCATCTGCCTTTACGGGGATTTGCAACGATTTGGCCGCCGCATCGACCTTCGTGTGAAAACGGGGGCCGAAGCCATCCGGGCGCTGGCCATGCAGATCCCGGCGTTTCGTCAGAAGCTGAGCGACGGCTGGTATCAGGTACGCATTGCCGGGCGTGATACAGGTGAAACGGAATTATCAGCCCGTCTTAATGAACCGCTGGCAAATGGTGCTGTGATCCATATCGTGCCGCGTCTGGCAGGAGCCAAAAGTGGCGGTGTGTTTCAGGCTGTGCTGGGGGCGGCGCTGATTGCGGTGGCATGGTGGAACCCTGTGGGCTGGCTGGGTGCCGCGGCTGTATCGGGTATGTATGCGGCAGGGGCCAGTATGATTCTGGGCGGTGTGGCGCAGATGCTGGCACCGAAAGCCAGAACTCCCCGCACACAGACAACAGATAACGGCAAACAGAACACCTATTTTTCTTCACTGGATAATATGGTTGCCCAGGGTAATGCTCTGCCGGTTCTGTACGGTGAAATGCGTGTGGGGTCGCGGGTGGTATCTCAGGAGATCAGCACAGCAGATGAAGGTGATGGTGGTCAGGTTGTGGTGATTGGTCGCTGATGAAAAACGTTTTATGTGAAACCGCCCCCCGGGCGGTTTTGTCGTTATGGAGCGTGAGAAATGGGTAAAGGCAGCAGTAAGGGGCATACTCCGCGCGAAGCGAAGGACAACCTGAAGTCCACGCAGTTGCTGAGTGTGATTGATGCCATCAGTGAAGGGCCGGTTGAAGGTCCGGTGGATGGATTAAAAAGCGTGCTGCTGAACAGTACGCCGGTGCTGGACACTGAGGGGAATACCAACATATCCGGCGTCACGGTGGTGTTCCGTGCCGGTGAGCAGGAGCAGACACCGCCGGAGGGGTTTGAATCATCAGGTTCTGAGACGGTACTGGGTACGGAAGTGAAATACGACACGCCGATCACCCGGACCATCACGTCGGCAAACATCGACCGACTGCGCTTTACCTTCGGTGTGCAGGCACTGGTGGAAACCACCTCAAAGGGTGACCGGAATCCGTCGGAAGTCCGCCTGCTGGTTCAGATACAACGTAACGGTGGCTGGGTGACAGAAAAAGACATCACCATTAAGGGCAAAACCACGTCGCAGTATCTGGCCTCTGTGGTGGTGGATAACCTGCCGCCGCGCCCGTTTAATATCCGGATGCGCAGGATGACGCCGGACAGCACCACAGACCAGCTGCAGAACAAAACGCTCTGGTCGTCATACACCGAAATTATCGATGTGAAACAGTGCTACCCGAACACGGCACTGGTCGGCGTGCAGGTGGACTCGGAGCAGTTCGGCAGCCAGCAGGTGAGCCGTAATTATCATCTTCGCGGGCGCATTCTGCAGGTGCCGTCGAACTATAACCCGCAGACGCGGCAATACAGTGGTATCTGGGACGGAACGTTAAAACCGGCATACAGCAACAACATGGCCTGGTGTCTGTGGGATATGCTGACCCACCCGCGCTACGGCATGGGGAAACGTCTTGGTGCGGCGGATGTGGACAAATGGGCGCTGTATGTCATCGGCCAGTACTGCGACCAGTCGGTGCCGGACGGTTTTGGCGGCACGGAGCCGCGCATCACCTGTAATGCCTGGCTGACCACGCAGCGTAAGGCGTGGGATGTGCTCAGTGATTTCTGCTCGGCGATGCGCTGTATGCCGGTATGGAACGGGCAGACGCTGACGTTCGTGCAGGACCGACCATCAGATAAGGTGTGGACCTATAACCGCAGTAATGTGGTGATGCCGGATGATGGCGCGCCGTTCCGCTACAGCTTCAGCGCCCTGAAGGACCGCCATAATGCCGTTGAGGTGAACTGGATTGACCCGAATAACGGCTGGGAGACGGCGACAGAGCTTGTGGAGGACACGCAGGCCATTGCCCGTTACGGTCGTAACGTCACGAAGATGGATGCCTTTGGCTGTACCAGCCGGGGGCAGGCACATCGCGCCGGGCTGTGGCTGATTAAAACAGAACTGCTGGAAACGCAGACCGTGGACTTCAGCGTGGGCGCAGAAGGGCTTCGCCATGTGCCGGGCGATGTCATTGAAATCTGTGATGATGACTATGCCGGTATCAGCATCGGCGGGCGCGTGCTGGCGGTAAACAGCCAGACCCGGACGCTGACGCTCGACCGTGAAATCACGCTGCCATCCTCCGGTACCACGCTGATAAGCCTGGTTGACGGAAGTGGCAATCCGGTCAGCGTGGAGGTTCAGTCCGTCACCGACGGCGTGAAGGTGAAAGTGAGCCGTGTTCCTGACGGCGTTGCTGAATACAGCGTGTGGGGGCTGAAGCTGCCGACGCTGCGCCAGCGCCTGTTCCGCTGCGTGAGTATCCGTGAGAACGACGACGGCACGTATGCCATCACCGCCGTGCAGCATGTACCGGAAAAAGAAGCCATCGTGGATAACGGGGCGCACTTTGACGGCGACCAGAGCGGCACGGTGAATGGTGTCACGCCGCCAGCGGTGCAGCACCTGACTGCCGAAGTCACCGCAGACAGCGGGGAATATCAGGTGCTGGCGCGCTGGGACACGCCGAAGGTGGTGAAGGGGGTGAGCTTTATGCTTCGCCTGACCGTAACAGCGGACGACGGCAGTGAGCGGCTGGTCAGCACGGCCCGGACGACAGAAACCACATACCGCTTCAGGCAGCTGGCGCTGGGGCGTTACACGCTGACGGTCCGGGCGGTAAATGCGTGGGGACAGCAGGGCGATCCGGCATCGGTATCGTTCCGGATTGCCGCACCGGCAGCGCCGTCGCGGATTGAGCTGACACCGGGCTATTTTCAGATAACGGCGGTCCCGAAACTGGCTGTATATGACCCGACGGTGCAGTTTGAGTTCTGGTTCTCGGAAACGCGGATTACCGATATCAGGCAGGTTGAAACCACAGCCCGCTACCTTGGCACGGGGCTGTACTGGATAGCCGCCAGTATCAATATCAAACCGGGCCATGATTATTATTTTTACGTTCGCAGTGTGAACACCGTTGGCAAATCGGCATTCGTGGAGGCCGTCGGTCGGGCGAGCGATGATGCCGAAGGTTACCTGGATTTTTTCAAAGGCAAGATAACCGAATCCCATCTCGGTAAAGAGCTGCTGGAAAAAGTCGACCTGACGGAGGATAACGCCAGCAAACTGGAGCAGTTTTCGAAAGAGTGGAAGGACGCCAACGATAAGTGGAATGCCATGTGGGGCGTCAAAATTGAGCAGACCAAAGACGGCAAACATTATGTCGCGGGTATTGGCCTCAGCATGGAGGACACGGAGGAAGGCAAACTGAGCCAGTTTCTGGTTGCCGCCAATCGTATCGCGTTTATTGACCCGGCAAACGGGAATGAAACGCCGATGTTTGTGGCGCAGGGCAACCAGATATTCATGAACGACGTGTTCCTGAAGCGCCTGACGGCCCCCACCATTACCAGCGGCGGCAATCCTCCGGCATTTTCCCTGACATCAGACGGAAAGCTGACCGCTAAAAATGCGGATATCAGTGGCAGTGTGAATGCGAACTCCGGGACGCTCAACAACGTCACGATTAATGAGAACTGTCAGATTAAGGGGAAACTGTCAGCCAATCAGATTGAAGGCGATATTGTCAAAACGGTCAGCAAGTCTTTCCCCCGCACGAACAGTTATGCCAGTGGCACCATCACGGTAAGAATCAGTGATGATCAGAAATTTGACCGGCAGGTCATGATACCGCCAGTGTTATTCCGCGGTGGTAAGCATGAGAATTTCAACAGTAATAACCAACAGTCATACTGGTATTCAACCTGCCGGTTAAGAGTGACCCGCAATGGTCAGGAGATTTTTAATCAGTCAACGACGGATGCTCAGGGCGTATTTTCCTCAGTTATAGATATGCCTGCCGGACAGGGGACGCTGACACTGACATTCACCGTATCTTCATCAGGAGCGAATAACTGGACACCAACAACCAGTATCAGCGATCTGCTGGTTGTGGTGATGAAAAAATCCACAGCAGGTATCAGTATCAGCTGAATTTTATAACCCAGAACGGGCGTCAGAAATGACGCCTTTTTTATTGCAGAAAAGCGAGAGGTAATTATGCGTAAACTTTATGCCGCCATTTTGTCCGCAGCCATTTGTCTGGCCGTATCCGGTGCGCCTGCATGGGCGTCTGAACATCAGTCCACGCTGAGCGCTGGGTATCTTCATGCCCGGACGAACGTTCCCGGCAGTGATGATCTGAACGGGATTAACGTGAAATACCGTTATGAGTTTACGGACACACTGGGGCTGGTTACGTCATTCAGCTATGCAGGAGACAAGAATCGCCAGCTGACCCATTACAGCGATACCCGCTGGCATGAAGATTCCGTGCGTAACCGCTGGTTCAGCGTGATGGCGGGGCCGTCTGTACGCGTGAATGAATGGTTCAGCGCGTATGCGATGGCAGGCGTGGCTTACAGCCGTGTGTCGACTTTCTCCGGGGATTATCTTCGCGTAACTGACAACAAGGGGAAAACGCACGATGTGCTGACCGGAAGTGATGACGGTCGCCACAGCAACACGTCTCTGGCGTGGGGGGCTGGCGTGCAGTTTAACCCGACCGAATCCGTGGCCATTGATGTCGCTTATGAAGGCTCCGGCAGTGGTGACTGGCGCACTGACGGGTTCATCGTGGGTGTTGGTTATAAATTCTGATTAGCCAGGTAACACAGTGTTATGACAGCCCGCCGGTTCAGGCGGGCTTTTTTGTGGGGTGAATATGGCAGTAAAGATTTCAGGTGTACTGAAAGACGGCACAGGAAAACCGGTACAGAACTGCACAATCCAGCTGAAAGCAAAACGTAACAGTACCACTGTGGTGGTGAACACGCTGGCCTCAGAAAATCCGGATGAAGCCGGGCGTTACAGCATGGACGTTGAGTACGGTCAGTACAGCGTTATTCTGTTGGTGGAGGGATTCCCGCCGTCACATGCCGGGACCATCACCGTGTATGAAGATTCTCAACCCGGTACGCTGAATGATTTTCTCGGTGCCATGACGGAGGATGATGCCCGTCCGGAGGCACTGCGTCGTTTTGAACTGATGGTGGAAGAGGTGGCGCGTAACGCGTCCGTGGTGGCACAGAACACGGCAGCCGCGAAGAAGTCAGCCAGTGATGCCAGCACATCTGCCAGTGAGGCGGCAACCCGTGCGACTGATGCTGCAGATTCAGCACGTGCAGCCAGCACGTCAGCCGGACAGGCCGCGTCGTCGGCTCAGTCAGCGTCTTCCAGCGCAGGAACGGCATCAACAAAGGCCACTGAAGCCTCAAAAAGTGCTGCCGCTGCAGAGTCCTCAAAAAGCGCGGCGGCTACCAGTGCCGGTGCGGCGAAAACGTCAGAAACGAATGCTGCAGCGTCACAACAATCAGCAGCCACTTCTGCATCCACCGCGACCACGAAAGCGTCAGAAGCTGCCACCTCAGCCCGGGATGCGGCGGCCTCAAAAGAGGCAGCGAAATCATCAGAAACGAACGCATCCTCGAGCGCCAGTAGCGCAACTTCCTCGGCAACGGCGGCAGGAAATTCCGCGAAGGCGGCAAAAACGTCCGAGACGAACGCTAAGTCTTCTGAGACGGCAGCGGGACAGAGCGCCTCAGCTGCGGCAGGCTCAAAAACAGCGGCTGCATCATCTGCCAGCGCCGCGTCAACAAGTGCCGGGCAGGCCTCAGCCAGTGCCACCGCCGCCGGAAAATCGGCAGAAAGCGCCGCATCATCCGCTTCAACAGCCACAACGAAGGCTGGCGAAGCCACTGAACAGGCCAGCGCAGCAGCGAGTTCTGCTTCCGCAGCGAAGACATCCGAAACGAACGCGAAAGCGTCGGAAACCAGCGCAGAATCCTCAAAAACGGCTGCCGCATCGTCAGCCAGTTCGGCGGCGTCATCGGCATCATCGGCGTCTGCTTCAAAAGATGAGGCGACCAGACAGGCGTCAGCAGCGAAGGGCAGCGCCACGACAGCATCCACGAAGGCGACAGAGGCAGCTGGCAGTGCGACGGCGGCAGCACAGAGCAAAAGTACGGCGGAATCCGCGGCAACGCGCGCCGAGACAGCGGCAAAACGGGCAGAGGATATTGCATCCGCCGTGGCGCTTGAGGATGCGAGCACGACGAAAAAGGGGATAGTACAGCTCAGCAGTGCGACCAACAGTACGTCTGAAACGCTGGCGGCAACGCCAAAGGCAGTAAAATCAGCCTATGACAATGCAGAGAAACGTCTGCAGAAAGACCAGAACGGCGCTGATATACCCGATAAGGGACGCTTCCTGAACAACATTAACGCGGTCAGTAAAACAGACTTTGCTGATAAGCGTGGTATGCGTTATGTGCGGGTTAACGCTCCTGCAGGTGCAACATCTGGAAAATATTACCCTGTTGTTGTTATGCGTTCTGCTGGCTCAGTAAGCGAACTGGCATCAAGGGTCATTATCACCACGGCAACGCGAACCGCAGGCGATCCGATGAATAACTGCGAGTTTAACGGATTTGTTATGCCTGGTGGCTGGACTGACAGGGGGCGTTATGCTTATGGAATGTTCTGGCAATATCAAAACAATGAACGAGCCATCCACTCAATAATGATGAGTAATAAGGGCGATGATTTGCGCTCTGTGTTCTATGTTGATGGCGCTGCTTTCCCTGTTTTTGCGTTTATCGAAGATGGCCTGTCAATATCCGCACCTGGTGCTGATCTCGTTGTTAATGATACGACCTATAAGTTTGGGGCAACAAATCCAGCGACTGAATGTATCGCGGCGGACGTTATCCTTGATTTTAAGAGTGGGCGTGGTTTTTATGAGTCTCATTCGTTAATCGTTAACGATAATTTGTCGTGCAAAAAACTTTTTGCCACAGACGAAATTGTAGCGCGTGGTGGTAATCAGATTCGAATGATAGGTGGGGAGTATGGGGCATTATGGCGTAATGATGGCGCTAAAACTTACCTGCTGCTTACCAATCAAGGTGATGTTTATGGTAGCTGGAATACATTAAGACCGTTTGCTATTGATAACGCAACCGGCGAACTGGTTATTGGAACCAAACTGTCCGCAAGTCTGAACGGTAATGCATTAACAGCAACAAAGCTGCAAACGCCAAGACGGGTTTCTGGTGTTGAGTTTGATGGTTCCAGAGATATTACTTTAACCGCCGCGCATGTGGCTGCTTTTGCCAGAAGGGCAACGGATACATATGCCGATGCGGATGGTGGCGTTCCCTGGAATGCCGAATCAGGTGCTTACAATGTCACCCGCTCTGGCGACAGCTATATTCTGGTTAACTTCTATACCGGAGTCGGAAGTTGCCGGACCTTGCAGATGAAGGCGCATTACAGAAATGGTGGTCTGTTCTACCGTTCTTCAAGAGACGGTTATGGTTTTGAGGAAGACTGGGCAGAAGTTTATACCTCGAAAAATCTTCCACCAGAAAGCTACCCAGTCGGCGCACCAATCCCGTGGCCATCAGATACCGTTCCGTCTGGTTATGCCCTGATGCAGGGGCAGACTTTTGACAAATCTGCTTACCCGAAACTTGCAGCCGCTTATCCGTCAGGCGTGATCCCTGATATGCGTGGCTGGACGATTAAGGGCAAACCTGCCAGTGGTCGGGCCGTATTGTCTCAGGAACAGGACGGCATTAAATCGCATACCCACAGCGCCAGCGCATCCAGTACGGATTTGGGGACGAAAACCACATCGTCGTTTGATTACGGCACTAAATCCACGAATAACACCGGGGCGCATACCCATAGTG